TAATTCTCTGTCTTGATCCAAGTCTTCAAAAATATATTGAGTTTGCTTCTTGTAGTATTTGGCAAAGTCTATTACTTCATTGCTTTTGGAATCTCTTTTCAAATCAGCTACTACCGACATTATATTAGCGAGTCTATCAAAGAGCTTGAGTGTCAAGGCCTTTGATGTTATTTTACGGACCTTTTCGTGATAGTATTCCTTCTTTGAACGATTGCCCTGTTCTTCAGCATTCTTGGTAACTTCGTCTACAAGGCTGGCTATTGTGTTACCGAACTCGTTTCGGATTTCTTCAAGGGAAGTATTGGTGTCTTCTACTACATCGTGAAGCCAAGCAGCAGCAGTTAGTTCAACATCATCAGTTGCCGCAGAGGCGAGTTCAGCGACATCGGCGGGATGGACTATATAAGGAGATTTGCTAAGCTTCCGTATTTGCCCTGTGTGTTTGAGTGTTGCGTACTCTTTTGCTCGCTCTACAATATCCATACTCAAATTATATATTCCTTTCGATACAAAAGGGCTGCCGGCCGAAACCGGCAGCCAAAATGTCTTTTACCATCTCCTACTTGTGTAGGTGAAAGTTCATGTTCTTGAGAGCTTCAGCAATGTTCGTGCCGCCAAGAAGCTTCTGTAAGATTTCCAGAACGCTTTCTCCGCCGAGAATACTGAGAACGTTGAGGTTTGCAGCCAGTTTGCCCATAAGCTCTTTGTCCCCAAAGGCCTGAAGAGCAGCGATAAGGTCCGGGCTGACTGCCTGCGCCTTCCGAATCGTTGTATCAGCTTCGGTGTTCATTTCTTTGATCAGCTGTTCGAGTTTTTCGTTGGCTAGCTCTAGAGTCTGTTTCTCTTTGAGCTTGTCCTGATCTAACCTCTTGGTCTCGATCTCGAGCTCGATGTTCTGCTTGACGCTGACATCTTGGATCCTCTGTTTCTCAACTTCTGCCTTGACGTTGAGGTCGGCGAGTCCGGCTTTCAGTTGGAGATCGCAGTTACCGATTTGAAGTTGGAGCTTATTCCTGAGGGTTTCAGTTCTAGCTTCTTCGATTTCTCTCTGGATCTTCTCAGTCTTCTGAGTGGTTACCAGCTCGTTCTGCTTCTTCTCAACCATCAACCTTTGTGAAACTGCCTCATGCTGAGATTCTTCCAAGAGCTCAGAAATCTCTTCGTTCTCGATTTGAATACCAAGAACTTCAAGATCATAGACTCTCATTCCATTTTCTTTGAACGAAAGACCGGGCCTCGGTTCGGCACCTTCTGGATGTTTGCCGAGGATTGTATCACGGATGATGTCGATGTAGTTGCTGTAGAACTGTTCAATGCCAAGCTGCTTGACTCTATTCCTGAGCAATGATCGAATGTGATCAGTGAGGAATTTGACGTAGTTCTCTACGTTAAACCAGAGTTCTTTCTCGCCCTCGAAGTTGACTCGGTAGGAAACCAAAATGTTCATTGGGCAAAGATCCTTGGTCTCAACCTTGATCAAGTCGGAAATGCTATTCTGGAGAACTCTTAGATAGACATCGTTCTTCAGTCTGTCTTCGTTCTTCGGTGTACCCATAGAGAAAGACATCTTCTCTAGAGTTTCATCGTATTCCAACAGATAGACCTGTGGACCAACGATAACTTTTCTTTTTCCAGTCTTGCTTACAACTTGAACGGCGTATCCTGGCCAGACATCGATGGCTACTGCTCCATCATACTTGGTGTCTAGGGTAACTGTGCGGGGCGGAGTGAATTTACTTCCCCTCTTTAACTCTTCTGTTGTCGCTAGACCATAGGTCTCGGTTTCATCAATGCCTTGAAGCTTGGCGGTTCTCATTGAGGTGGCCATTGCCATGGACCTTCCGAGGCTCTTCTCAGAAACGTAGTTCATCGAGCTCTCTTCTCTTGAGGAGATGTCGCTGAGAGCGTTGTTGTAGGCTTTGGCTTCGGTGTTGCCAGGGAACCAGAGCTCTACTTGCTTGGGTGAAAGAATTCTCCTCACTACCACTTCGCTTCTGGGATCGGGTAGCATCATTGCCGGACCCTTCTTCAGGTTGATCTCTCCAGTGTTTCTGTTGAGAATATATCTTGCCTCTCCTTCTGGAATGGCAATAGCGTAAGAGACCATTTGATCGCCATACTTCACGATGGCGTGTTCGGGTCGAGGGTAGTAGATCTTCTGGTCTTTGCCAGTGATGAAAAGTTCATCACCAGCTTTGTAATCATCATAGTCAGCAATGACTTTGACGTAGATACCCATCAACTCATTGAGCTCGATAGCTTTGAATTTTCTGGAATTGCTCTTCTCAACAAAATTTTCAGTTGGGCGTGGGAATACCACGTCTGGTCCCTGGACGTATCTCTTGTTACCGTCTTCGTCGAGAAGGATACAATATTCTAGTCGTTCTAGAGTGATGGCATCTCGAACGTATTGACCAACTTCATCAGCAATGACTTCGATACCAGTTGGCGGAATGTAGAATGAAACTTTGGTGCCTTCGATGATGTGCAATCGGCCCATTGTCAGGTCAGGCATCTTGCCGAGTGCTTCAGCTTTTTCCGCTTCAGTTGGGTCCTTGCCATCCTTACCCTTGGTCTGGAGCTTCATAGTTGCTTTGCCCCAGTTTTCTCTAGCAGCGTCTTCGTCATAGACTCGAACAATCAGATATTGATTGCTTCGCATGCGATGGCCGGACAGAGTCACAGCAAATTGACCAGGATACAAAGCGAAAGTTTGTGGTCCTTCAATGTTGATCTTGTTGCCCTGGTCCAATTTGGTGTGGACATTAGAGCCCTGATTGGGATGGATGGGATCGCTTGAGTTGGTGAGGGTAGGATTGTGAAGAACAATGTAAGACCCCTTCTCTGCGAACGGGAAAGTCAAAATTGACTCTTCCAATTTACAAGCAACAAATTTCCTTACCTTGGGGTCGAACTGAACTGGTCGGTCAGTCTGTGACAAGCTAGCTTTTGATGGGCCGACCCAGACGGTCACGTGCCCTTTTGTTTCATCCAGGATATTGGCATATTCTCCTGGACCGAGAATTAAGTCTCTTTCTCGATCTCTTGATGGTTCCATATTATCTCCTTTTATTTGGTATGTTCTTTCAGAAAAAACCATTTGCCTTGGGGTATTTTGACTGGTTGTTTAAGTAAAACTGTATCGCGAAGTTGTTGGAGCATTTTTTGAGCTGTCACTACAGTCGCTTCTTTGCCAATCCATCCTTTATGTTCACCGTTCAAGAGCATAGTAAGTGATGTGTCTTCTTTGCTTGCATCAAGTTCAACTACGTCTCTAATTTTTGAACGAGGGAAGAGATTAGAAAATACTGCCTTTGCATCTTCTTCACTTTCGGCAATTATCCAGTGTCCTCTTCGGCTCATATTAGCAATATCAAAGAGTTTCATTTGGCCCCTTTTCAAGTTTATATATGCACAGGATTTTTAATTTGAATCGGTTCCGTTCTCTAATAAAATTTTGGTGACTTCTTTCTTCCAGCCTTTGAGAGTATTTAGTTTTTTACCCCAATCACCTTCGAATAATTTTTTCCATCTATGCGAATCGCTTATTTGTGTCCATAAATTGTAGCGGCCTTTTTTCTTTAAAGCAATGACTAAGCCGTAGTGAAATGCGCGCCATAAATCTTTATATTTTTCGCCCTCAGAGTCATTCCAGTGTTTTTGAGCTTCATCTATTTCGTCCCATGTAATAAAGATGATATTGCCATGTGCGATTTTTTTCATACTCATATTTAACTTATATGCCAGAAAGATAACTATATGAGGCGCAATAAGTGGAACTAAACAAACTACTTGAGGCTATAGGTAGAGAATTAAAAGACACGACTACTGCTGCAGAAATAGGTTATTTGCCTAGCGAAGGGATGGAAAGAAAAGATAATAAATTGACCTATACTTCTCATAATGGAAGAATAAAAATTAAGCAGCTAGATAAAGACCAGTGGGAAGTTGAGTTTGACGGTAAAGTCCAAAAAGGTAGTTTTAAAACTATAATGGAAAGAGTAGTAGAAGTTTCTAAGAGCGTATAATGAAGGTCCAAAAAGCAACTCACAAGGATATATCTTTAGGCGGATATGTTGGTAAGGTCATGACCGACTATGATGAGCTGTATGAATTATTTGGCGAACCAGAGGGTCCTAGCGGAGACAATAAAGTTCAAGCTGAATGGATCATTAAATTCAATAATATTGCAGCTCGCATTTACGACTATAAGAATTATGGGAAAGATCCCGAAGAAAATATTCTGTGGCATATAGGTGGCCCTAATGGTAAAAATTCTTATACTCTGGTGATGGCTGCTATAAAAGGACGTAGGGCTATTAATCTCATATTCGCACACAAATTTTTTGATGGCCTTGACTCTCGGTTTAAGCTATGAGACTTGATGACTCCTTAAAACAATACATAGGCAAGTGCATAAAGTTTGACCTGCAAAGAATGCATAAAGAAAGGGCTCCTAAAACTCTACCGAGCATACTAGCCAAGTATTATTATATAACTGGTATAAAACAAGCAGATCAAAAAATGGTAACTTTTAGCGGTGTAAGATTTGCCGAAAATCTAACTAGTGAAGATGAATACGCCGACTCAATGATTATGTATAGAGATTATCAGTTTAATGAGCTACACGAAATGAGGCCACAAGACTATGTCAGAGTTATTACATTAATATTTAAATGATACACAAAACTGGTAAAAGCAAAATCCTATATTCCTCATATGTAGAAAAAGGTGATCATTTCTTTTTAGGCACTTTAGAGTTTGACAAACAAACTGACGAAAATAAGGATCTAATTAAAAAAGCTTTAAAAGATAGAACACAAGAAATAATTGCGAAACAGAAATCTACAGATACTTATGTCAGACACATTATAATAGCGACAGAAGCTAAATCAGCCCGAGAGGGCGATAATATATATTTGAATTATGACTTTAAAGATGATGAGTGGTGGTTATTTCCTAGACATATTTTTGCAACTAAAAAACAAGCCTTAGCTCATCTTATGGAAGATAAGGGCGAATTATTCAATATTCTTTTTTCAAAAGAAAAACATTGGAAAATTCTCAAGCAGTAAGCCAATCAAAAAACTCATCTTCAGTTTCAGTTATATATAAAGGCTTGCCGAGATAGCTCTCTAATAATGTAATTTTCTTAGGATCAGGTAGTCTTTGTTGAGGTTGATAATTGACTATTTCTTGCATAGCTTCCCACAAAGTCGGATAGAATTGCGCATCTTCTTTTTCTAACACCCAACAGAAGTAAGAGCCATTGCCCTCTGTAATATGATCATCGTCGTCTTGTGCATATCCAGATTGTTTATAAAGTCTCTTGAAAACTCCCTTGGGCATTTTACCAATGTATATTACACCGTCTGTATCTTCAACTATTATTACGTAGGACTTAAACCCTTTTGGATCGTTTTTAGTCCATTTGTATTTTTCAGCTGGTATTTTTTCGGGTGTTTCTTCGTTTAGAACATCATATATATTTGTCATACTGCAACCTCATCTTCTCCAAATAATGTTTTAATCATAGCTCTATTGACTTTGTTTTGAGGAGCGTGCATATATGGATGCCATCCATTTTTGGGGTTCAATACAGTTACATTTTCTAAAAAAGCATCTGTTTTAGTTTTAGGCATAAAACTCAGAAGAGGTGGATCTTCACTTCCAATAAAAGTAAACATGCCTATGTCTTTTTCCATTTTCACTAAGAACATGACGGAATAAAGTTGTTCTTCGCTACCCATCGATTCTGAAATGTCTTCAGCAATCCATTTATTGAGTAAGTTCTTCTTTTGTAAATCACGAAAGAATATTGCCATATATTTATCTTGAAGATTTACTATAACTCATATTTGGCCTTGAATGTAAATCTTATAAGCTGACGAAGATTTATTATTGTAGCTTCTTCAAGATCGGGCAATTGAGAGAGTTCGCCATAGTTATAAACTGCCAACTCGCGATCAGTTGCGAGACCATCAGACCAAGCAAATATTTTCCAAGGCTTGAATTTGTCTTTGGTCTTAGGATCTCGGATCACCCAATCTATTGAGGTATAGGTTTTTCCTTTTTGAAACTTTTCTACGCTAGCTCTATAAAATGCTCTCATTATTCTAATAACTCCCAATCTGTAAAGATAAACTTTAAAGCAGAATGAACTTCTTTTTGGTTGGGCTTGTAATTAATTAATTCATCAGTTTTGAAAAGTATTGTAAACTCATCACTAACGGCTGTTGGCTCATCACTAATGGCGGACCTATAATCAAAGCCAATATAAACTATAATCATAGAAGAAAAATCATCTTGATCTTCTACCCTGATAATTAGACCTTTGCGCTCCCACGTTTTGGTATTAAACCAACGACCTGTTTCTATTTTCATTTCCAAACTCTTCTCATCAACTCACGTTTTGCTTTTTCCATAGTCTTGAATGTATCACCCACGCCTATTATAAATGGATGTTCGTTGCGTAATCTTGAATTGTTGCTTCCTACTATTGGGTTGATTTCATCAACGTAAAAAAGATCAATATTACCGCTTTCTGGATCATCTCTGCCAATTACGTAGTAAATTTGCCAGTGCTTTTTCCCAAGGTAAATATAAAAGACGAACTTCTGTTTTTGTTCAGTTACAGGATGCTTCATTTGAATTATCTTACTAATAATCAATGCCTGGTTGTGGTTCTATACCTTTTCGCCAAGCGTGTTTTATTTCATTTACTTCGCTGACAGTATCGGCTAATTCAATAATTTGAGAATGAGCATCTCGTCCTGTAAGAATTAAGTGAGTATCAATGGGCTTAGACTTGATAACGTTTATGACTTGCTCAAGATCTACTAGTTTCAATTTTAAAGCATTGTTTATTTCATCAAGAATTACTACATCAAAAGCATTTAACTTTTCATGCACTAAATCAATAGCGTCTTGAGCATTGGCTCTATGTTCTTTCCATGAATAAGGATTACCTTGTATGCCACAAAATCCTTTGCCTGTAGTATGTAATTCAACATTGGGTAAAAGCTTTAGGCTGTCCCATTCACCGGCATGAATATCGCCTTTCATGAATTGAATCATACAGACACTTAAGCCATAACCTACTGATCTAAGAACAATCCCTAGTGCAGCTGTAGTTTTACCTTTGCCGTTTCCAGTTATGACTACGATTAGTCCCTTTTTCGATTTGGGGCTTAAGTAATCTATTTTGGTTGGTGGGGTTCCTCTCATGTATAATCCTTGAAAACTAGCTTCACTAATTTTCTGATTTGTTTTACGCTCGCGGGAAGAGGTTTATCCAAATATACAATTATAATTATCTTGTCGCTACACACAAAACAAGGGACCTCTTGCGAAGTCCCTTGTAAAAAAGAAGTGGATTAGCATTTACCACTAAGCTAACGGAACAGATTCGGATTGTTCAACCACGCCCCTTCAGGACCGCGAATCCCAAAGGTTGAATAGCGGGTGGATTGTTTACCACCGAGTTTCGCAGCGAATAGCCATGTATTATGTTTCGGGGACTTCTGCGAAACTACCGCTCCAGCTGTTGGTCTTTCGACCATGCCCCAGAAGTTGTACGACTTCCAACTGGCCTTTGTGTCTTATCCTCGTCTGCCCTGCTACTACCCAAGACTCTTCGTCCCAGATATGCCTTACGCCATCGAGCGTATTTGGGCCATCTCTTTTCTTGTATAATCATGTATGCGAACTTTTAGAAAAAATTAGAATTTTGAAATAATTTTTAAAATTGTCTCCCCAGAATTCTTTGCCCATTTGCAACAACCAAATACGAACGCCATAATAACGATAATCCCAACCGGCTTGAGTACCTGTACCCAAATATTTTCGTATGATAAAATGGTCCTTCATAAATCTAAGTAGGCCCTCATCTTTTGGCTCAGTAGTATCTAAATCTATGTAGCCATAATTTTCAAACGCGTCTTTTATAACTTGATGCATTTCTTGATTGGAGATTTTCATTCTGTTGGAACTGGACCTGTTTTCTTTTGATGTTTTTTTAGTATATCAGGTTTTGTAGCTATTTCAATACATTTTTGAACTATAGACAAGAAGTTCCCAACGTCTTTCTGGCCGTCTGCGTATGTGATAGCCCATTTGTCAGGGCCTTCTTCTTCTACTTTGAAGCCATGCTGCTTAGCAAATTCATCGCTATTTATATTGGCTAGAAGCTGTTTCTGCTTGCTTCTCCAATCATTGGGGTTGGGTTTTTTATACTCGGGCTTTATTATAGGCGGGAGGTCTTCTTGCAACATTCTTAGAACTTTGTTTAAATCTTCTGCCATTTTGATACGACTCCTGTAGTATTTATCTTATGTCTTATTTTACTACAGTTTCTTCTACAAACTGGACTTTCATGTTATTGACGTCTTTTAGCTTTGCCCAAAATCGGAGAGATTTTGTCGAAATGTATTCCTTGCCGTCTCTAAGAATTTTGACTTTTTTGTCGGCATAGAAAGTCAATGACGAAAAGCCAGAAGCACCCTTTCTGATATAGATACGATCGACTGATAGGATTGTTCCCTTTGGGAAAACGAGCTCCGTGTGCTTGCTAGTGTTGGCGCCATAAAGCTCATCCCAATTTCGCTTCTTCTTCACAATCTCTGTCAATTCCAAAACGCTAGAGTTGCGATACTCATTGTGAAGCTCCATGTGCCAGTCTTCGGCAAGGATCATCTTCGTTCCGATTTCTGGAATCATAACCGGCATTACTGTTGAGAGTTGGGTCTGATTCGTCACGACGTTCTTACTCAAAATATCGCGTTCTTTTTTACGCTTGGCTGCATCTTTTGTGTTTTGGTCGAAACGTAGTACATTTTCTTTGGTGCGTTCGAAACGATCTTGAAATGCTTTATAGAGATTTTCTTGGATATAGACTCGGTCAAGGATTGGAGCCATCCGCTTGTCGACGGCAGCATCAATATGGTGAAACAGATTCCACCATACTTCGTTGCTATTCTGCCACAAATATTGGTCAGTTGGCGGCTGGATGTTTGAAGTGAAAGCGATTGTTGCCGATTTTGAGGCCCTGAACTTGTTTACTCTGTCATAGAGTTCTCGATAGTTCGAATGATTCCAAACGCTTCTTGACTCAAAGCTTTTTACTTCTTCGGCAGAAATGGTAATAGCGTCTGGCTTGACAGATACACTTTGACCGTTCAAATTATAGAACATCATGTGATTATTTCCTTAATCGATAAAGATCTTGTTTTGCTTATCAACGACTAGAACGGTCTTGCATTTGTGGCAACGGTATTTGCCGCTGGGCTCTATAGGTCCCAGCCTATTATCGCAAATGGGACAATACTTGAGAGGAGTAATCAACTTGGGTATGACAGCATTGTTATTCATAGACTCCTCTTTTAATGCCCTAAATATAAGACGGGCTCGAAACTAAAATTGTTCATGCCTCCCCCACGCCTCTTTTCTTGTAGAGTCACAAGTCCTATCTTTTAGAAGTCGTTTAATGTCTTCTTTATTAGTCATCATTTAAAATAAAGTATTGATCACCACCCGGATACCAGGATCGCGTCTTTATGTTGTGATCCGGTTCGCAAGCGTTAGTGCATCTCCAACACTTACCATCTTCGCGTATCTCACTAGACTTAAACCATTCGTTACAAACCGAACATTGAATTTCATCATGGAGTAAATGTTTAGTTCGACGTTTTTTGCGTTCTAGTTGCGACATTTTTGAAAAAGCTAATAAATACGTCTATGAGTTCTTGTAGTCGTATTGCTGTAAGTTCTATTTCTATTGCCCAATAAAACAAAAACATCTTTTTTTTCTTCTGGATACTTATCTAGAGCTTTTTCTGATATTGCCCACTCAATGCCTAGCATTGCGCATTCAATGCCTGGAGATTCATCTTTGAGTGTTCTAGAACCTAAAATAAATCTACTAAATTGCGCTGTGTCGACATAGCTCTTGGATTCTATGGCTAAGACTAATTTATCTTTATAATGAACATAAAGATCGAGATTATAGCTTTTGCCGTTCCGACTTTTGAGAAGAAAGTCTGAAAGATTTAGGCCTGATTGTCTAATTGCTATATAGATGATAGAATCAAAAAATTTCATTACAGCAGTGCCTCTAGCGTTTCTTTCCTTTGCCATTGATCTATAGCTTTCAAATTGCTTTAAGATTTTTGCAATATCAATGTTAGACTTTAGAAGCATTTCTAAATCAAAATCTCTAGCGTTCATTGTTATCTCCTGAACTGAAGTATGCTACGCACAAAGAAGCCCACCCTTTCGGGTGGGCCTGAAATGTTTAGAGAAGGTCTTTGGCCATTAACTGGATCATTTTTGGAGTTTCGCCGGTGAACCCTGCGATATCATAACTCTTTGGATCTTTTGGATCTACAAGAGAAATGTGATCACTGTAGGCCGTAAGTGTCGTATAGATCGCTTTTGCCTTGGGATTGATCTTCGACCTGTATTCCTTCAGAGCTTCAGCTGGGTGTCGATACCCGGCCCACGACTCCGAATCTGTAAAGAATACGAAGACGTCTGTCTTGATCCTGTTCTTGAGAGCATAGAGATAGGCTTGGGCCGCATCTGTTCCACCGAAGCCACCGTGCCAGAAATTCATTGAATCCCTGTAACCCATCTTCTTGGTGAACTTCGGAATCTCTACGAAGTTAGTGTTGAATCCGCCGACGAAGTAATTCTTCTCCGATCGGACAGAAGCTAACGCCATGACGCCTTCGACCTCGTATGGACTCATGTGCAATTGGCCAACGCTATTCCCCAACATAGAGCTTGATATGTCGAGGGCATAGAAGAAATCAAGGCCAGTTGGTTCGAGAGCGTCGAAACACTTCTCAATACCGTCTTCCATGATATCCTTTACTCGAGCGATTGGTGACCATCTGAGCTTGCTCTTTCCGCCTTCGCCACCCATGCCGTAAATCTTCAGGGCAGATGCGAATACGATTGGGTGAATATAGGCTTTTGCCAAATTCTCCTTCGAGAATCTTGCCTCAAGCAGATCTAGATTCGCCTTGTTCTTAAAGACATCCTTGTCAGTAAGGTTACCCAAGTTCCTGATAGTCGCGCCGACAGGCATCTGAAGGAAGAGGGCTTCCCAGATCTTATTGGTCATCTTTAGGTTACCAGGCATCATTTCCCAAGTCATCTTGAACCTCTGGATGGCGTCGATGACGTCGGTTTCACTTGCACCTTTCTTCAACTGCTCGTAAGCGTTGATTCGAGCAAGCTCGACCGGGAAGCTTTCCATTAGAGGATTCTTCTTGGTGCCACCGATTACCCAGTTGAACACTGCTTTCTGCAGATCAGTCCTTGGGGTAGGCCTGACAGTTCGAAGGATGTCCTTTGCGCTCCAGTCATACCTACTCTGATACTTCAGGAACTGATACTCCAGCTCTTTGGCGTCCTTACCTGAAATCCAGTTTTCGACCGTCTTGTGGATCAGTGAACCCAATCCTCGCTCGTTCTTCGTGTAGTTGAAGAACTCATACAAGTGGCTGCCATTTCGGATGACGTTGGCAAACACTTCCTTGAAAACGTTCTTTGCCTTCATGTCTCCCATAGACAAATAGGTAAGAGCATAAATCGGCGTGTGAACAGAAATGCCCTTCTTTGAAGCGTCAAGAATCTCCTGTCCAACTCGCGCTGGATCTGAAGCGATGAGCTTCATAAGCAACTTCTTATTGCCGTCGGTCATTTCCTGTGCATTCTGGTAATACGCACCAGACATGCTACCTACAAGCAACCATCTTCGCAAGGCCTGCCACTCATCAGCTTTGAAGCTGAATCCGCCGGCTAGGTTTTGAGTCATCTCTGCTTCTCGACCTGGAATTGGCATTGACTGTGGTGTTCGAGTAGCTCGAACTTTGCTAGTAGACTTAGAATACGGTGCACTCATGTGTTTCCTCCTTCAGTCCTATAATAGGACAAAAACTTTATTAGTCTCCCGACTAACTGTCGAGAAATCTTCTATTAAATAAGGTATATACGGCTTGGCTAACAACCATACTTATGCGCCCTTGTCCTTAGAGGTTAAGGTCCTTGGACTCAGGTGTGAAAAATGTAATACGTCTTTGCTTTGTTTATAGAAAAAGATAGAGCAAGGATATGAAGAACGTATTTTTGTTACCATTTAACGATAACGTCCCTCTGTCAGCTCTTGTGTGAACTCAGGATTAATCTTATCCTAAGTAAAAGGAGATACACATGAATCGCCACTGCAGATTCATGAAAAATAAACAAAGCAAGGGAGTTAAAGAACTATGTCAAATTGCGATAAAGTCCTTCGAACAGCTTTGAGTTAATCCAAACAATAAAAGAGATTGACTCAGCCCATTTGATCAAAGCAAACTTGGTGAAGAACGTTTTTTGTTTGTATAACGGTAACGTCCTCCGGACAGCTTTGAACAAATGGAGTGAATCTCGCTCCGGGGGAATCCTACTACAGCGTCTAGCACTGTTTCAGATTCATTTCTGCCCATCCCCTCTTAAAAGAAGAGGGGCAGACTGGGCGAATAAAAAGAAGCAATAGTCTGAAAAAGGTAAGTCCCTATTGCTAGGGTTGTGGGCATCGAATCCCACTGAAACTAATTTTTAAGATTGGTTTGTTATCCGGTAACCTTTTCCATTCAGCTTCTTACTCATCTTTATATATGCTTTTACTTTTACCTTTGCTTTTGACAAAGGTTTTTATTTCTTCTATATTAATGTAATTGTCTAGGCTTATTAAACTTTCCTTCAAAGTACCAGAGTGTATAAGTCTATGACAATTTGGACAAATGTAAGTGATATTAGAGTATGAATTTTTGCCTCCATCACTTTTTGATTTTATGTGGTGGTAATCACCACGACCTTTATTCCACCCACAAATAGAACAGCCCTTATTTAAGCGTTTTATTATTCTCTTGCCAATTATCAATGATATCTGATCTATTGAAGTAAAACTGTCATATCTCTCGTTGCGATGTTTAACGGCTGCTTTCGAAAGCTCTATTTTAGTTTCAATTGAAGTTGGCTTATGTCTAAAACCTTTTAGTCGTTTCCCCTCAAGTCTTTTCTTGTCTCCACATACTTTACAATATTTTCGAGAATTAAAAAGAAATAGATCTTTCTTGTGAATATTACTTCCGTCGGATCTAACAACCACTTGTATTTGTTCGTTGCAATCCAAACAATTTTTTGAAAGAATTGTTTTTTCTAAAAAAGTTTTTGGTCTCATAACTTATGAGTTTTCGTAAAAAAAGAAAGCTGATTTCAGATTAAAAAGTCAGCTTCTCGTTTTTCAATGCCAAGTCCGCCTATTTTTACCATTAAATTTTATAGAAGCATTTTGTCTTCTATAAATATAAGGCTTCGTCTATTGAGTCATCCTTTCGCCTGCCATAATAATCATCTCTATTTATTAAACCAAATTAACTGTATTATTTCATCATTTAAGTGTAAGATGAAGCGCAGCTACTTCTGGTCTCAACAGATATAGACTTACCAACCCTAAAAGTTTCAAAGAACAGAACCAGATAAAGGCCCTAAGGCCAAGGGGTCGTAATTCGTCCCCTTCTGATTCTTGTGAAAAGTATGCCGCCAAGTCGCCGTTGATTCAGCGGCATACAACAAAAAATGCTAGCAAAAGGAAAATAGGATGAATTTCTTAGCGGGCATTCATTAGTCAGTGCCATTGACTCCGTCAAGAACCTAGCCTCCATGCCACTATAGCTATGGGGCCGCGATATTCAGTTTGTCGGTAATCACCCTAGAACAGCTAGACTTTTCAGAACTAACGCTAAGAGAGGACTAATCAGTCCTCAAAAACTTGGTTTAGCTTGTAGTTTATATCACCTCCCTAAACAAGCAAGTTTTAATAGCCTTTACAGCTTTAAGTATGTGCCTACTTAAGAATAACTAAAGCAAGAAATAGCAAAAAATGATTCTTTGTTTCCAAAGACGTTCGATTGTGGTAAACGGTAATTTCTCGCTGTCAGCTTTAGTCGTTTTTAAGTATGCGTTATATTAGTATCTTGAGCATATTTTGGAAAACTTGAGGAAATCTTCTATATTATTTAGAAGTATTTTGTAGAGAGCTGCAACCAAGATAAACCCCCTACAGGAGGCATATTTTTGATTATGAAAATACATACGTTTTTAGATGCCATAGTCCACTTCATGAATGGCCATCGCACGGGTCGCTTGAAGCAGGTCTGGGCTAAATTCCTCCAAACAAAGGTAAAGCTATCAGCAGTTCTCCTCATTATTGCATCCTCCACTGCAATCATAGCTTTTATCATTCTGTTTGGTAGCACTGCAATCGCAGGTGCGAAGTTTGATGCTGATAAAGAGGCTTTGCAAGTGCAAATAGCCGATCAGAAAAACATCAACAAAGACTACAAAGATCAATACCAAAACGTTCTAAAACTCAAAAACGAGTTCCGATCTTCTATTAAAGACATTGTACAAATGCTCTATAATAAGGATACTTATTTAGCCGTTGGTGGTTCGTCAATCAAAGTTGCTGATAGTGACGAAGCTGTATTGCTTCAGCTCCGCAGCGCTGTAGACACCATGGGAGATGACCAAAAGTGGTTGGGCGAAGTAAAAGATTATTTAGTTGCTAGACAAGATTTCATTCAAAACTTCCCGTTTGTCTGGCCTACGCTTAAATCGGGAATACCCAGGATCACATCGGGATATGGTTTTAGACCGGATCCTTTTAATGAGAAAAAGCTCAGTTACCATGCTGGTATTGACATAGCTGGTAATCCAGATGATCCTGTATTTGCTACCGCTGATGGCGTAGTAGTGGAAATAGGCACATGGGGCCCAGGACAAGAGGGGCAATCTTCTGATTATGGAAATTTCATCACCGTAAGGCATAAATATAGCTTTGAAACAAGATACGCTCACTTAGACAAAGTATTAGTTACTATGGGCCAACACATTAAACGAGGAGATAAGATAGGACAACTTGGTAATACGGGCATGGCTACTGGCTACCACTTGCACTATGAGATTCGCAAGGATGGTGTAGCTATTGACCCTATGTCGTTCTTAACCGTTAATTATTAGGAGGCTATATGAACGAAGAGCAGCAGGAGAAGACACCAGAACAGAATGATGTCCAAACTCTGCAAAGGATGTTGGCTGCCGATGCAACTAGCGCAGGTTCAAACGCAACGCTTATCAAGACGTTTATCGCCGGATTTGCTGTTTCAGTTGTGATCTGCATCATAGTAGGCATAGTCGCCATACGGGCTGTTGCAGTGATGCGAGAAACGTATCAAAAAAATACGGAAAGCGTCATCTTGGCTCGTTCTAATATGGAATCAGCTAACGCCTGGGAGCAATTGTCTCCTAGCCAAAAAAGAGAAAGGCTACAGGATCAGTATTTTCAGATCGTGAGATACTATACGACTAACGTAGCCCCCAACCAGAAACTGAACGACGATCAGATAATGTCTACCTTCAATTCGCTTTGGGAAACTACATCAAGAGTGAACTCAGTTAACTTCTTCTTGCCCGTTGCCTATATGAAGGTGAAGACGAACTTCAATCCAGCGTTTGGTAATGGCTATCAGTCGGGTATTGCTGGTCTTTACTTCAAGGAAGCAGACCAAGCAGCTAACCTGAGTAGAGTAAAGACAGATCAAGCCTTCCAGGTAGTATTTAAAGGAAGTGAAACGCTGCTTAACTCTGATATGTCTATTAAGCTTTTAGTAGCGGAATTTGACGATTTGCTACTGACGTTCAATGGCAGAGTGGATTGGGCATTGTATGCTAAGTTCACTAATGTCTATGACGTTATGGCAAAGTATTGGAAGAACGGAGAGGGTCAGATACCTGATTCGGCTTTCAAGACGGGCGATTTCGCAGAGGCTTATAAGTACTATAACGCCTTCAAGACTTGGACTATACCGTCTAAGCAGGACTCTAAAGACAAGTAAAGGAGTTTCTCCTTTGTTTTGAATTAGGCCGCTCTCTGGCGGCCTTTTTTGTCAGTTGAGATTAAACGCTTTTCTGATTACTTGGCGCTTAGAAACTCGGCTTTTGTTGCCTTTGATTAGAGCCTCAAATCGTTTGTAATATGGTGAGCTCAAGGCAAACTGCCTAAGCTCACCTTGATCTGGATATAGCATAAGGATTGTTATGCCTGGCACTAATACGTATTTACCTGGAATAGCTGAAGATACAGTCGCAGGCGCTATACTTTCAACTCTAGAAAAGTGAAACTCTTTATTGCTATATATGAAAATGAACAGGTCACCTACTTTCATCAGTTAGTGTAGCTCTTGACGTAGTCAATAAGCTCTTTGAAGATCTTATCATAGTAAGCAAGGTCTTGTTTAACCCAACTGAGCATTTCTTTAGGGTCTTTTTCTGGCATCTTCTCAGCGGCTGCTTTCATTTTATCAGCGATTTTGTTTAGGATAGGGTCGTCCTTTTGAGTGTCTATGATTTTGTGGGCTAGATCTAAAGCGCTCATTTCGGCCTTTTGTTTGGCTTGAGTGGCCTTTAGTCTTTCACCCTCTTTACGTAGCTGCTTGATTTCTGCCCACACCTTAAATAGCTTTACAGCTCTAGGCACTATTTTGCTTAATAAGATTAGTGCAGCACTAATCATAATAGGCCCAATGACTTCATCTAGTCTGTTGTCCTCTATAGCCTCGTTTAATTTCATATGATTATTACCTTCTCATCTGTCTACTTTCTCGTATTCGTAGCCTTTCTTTTTGAACCAGTTAAGAGCCTTAAAGCCAGCACCCTTTTTAAGCATCCAGCGGAAGGTTTCTAGATCGTCGTAGCCTACATATTTATAACGATAGTAAAGATCCTTTACTCTAACTACTACAACCAATGGGTCATCTGGCATCTCTCTATGTGTGGATATGACTTGAACATCATTTTTGGATTCTTCTATTTTTGTGTTTCTGTATTCTACTCGTTCTATGCTGAATTTGTTGCTATATAGGTCATCGAGTTTAAAGCCGGGGCTTAAGTAAAAAACTATGTCAAGATTTTCTTCCGACTGGGATAACTTATAAGCCGTTTCTTTTAAAGAGCTTAGTCTTACTTCTTTACCAGTGGGCCTAATAGTAGCTTTTATGATTTGATCTAATAGTCTGCTCGTGTTTCGTTTATTCCAAAGCTTGTCTATACTCATAACGTCAACGGCTAATCGTTTGGCTGAAGTTATTTTTACTACTAAGCCTTCGCTGGTATGTGTATATTTAATACCAATTTCAGGTTTAGTAGCATCTTCAGATAGCTGATAAAGTTTCATATTATATATCTTGGTTTAAACCTTGAGTATATCTTTGACGAGCTTTAGGATGTTAGCTCTGGGTATTGCGCCTATAGACATTTTTGGTTCGCCATCTACAGGTATAAATAATAGAGAGGGTATACTATTGATTTTGAAAAACGACATTAATTCTGTTTCTTGATCTACATTTACTTTGAAGACGTTAATCTTGCCTTCATTTTCTTTGGCTATTTGTTCTAGTACAGGCGAGATCATTTTACAAGGTCCACACCACTCAGCCCAGAAATCAATGATAGAAGGTAAAGTGCCTTTAAATTTCCAGGCAGCTACATTTTCGTAATCAAATACTTTATCTATAAAACTTGCTTTAGTCAATTGTTCTGTCATATGCGCATTCTCCTTTATTATTTATCTTGATTTTACGCCCGAGGAGGTTTGAACTCCTATTATGGGTTTCGTAGACCCAGGACCTATCCGTTGATCGACAGGCGCGGTTGTTTCATAAAACAATTAATATAAAAATCTGGCCAATATTTTTTCATCCAATTATTAACGTGCTGAGTAGGAATACCTATTATTTCAGATGCTTTTGAAACCCATCCAAATTTGTTAAAATTAATGTTGGACGATTTTAATTGGTTTTTGATTTTATCTATAGCTTCTTTCTTTACTTCTAATTTATGTCGTCTCCTTTCTAATTTTTTGTTTTTTTTAGTTGGTGTAATCTCTATTATTCTGATTTTATTTATTTCATCTTGTTCAATTATAAATTCAGCCGATTTGTAGTTTTTTATTTTATTTATTAATTCGTCATAAGTTATTATACTATTTTTGTGTTTAGACATATTGTCTTTATGCAGAATAAGGCGGCAATTAGCTGGATGTCTCATAATCTCTGGTGGGATATTATTTTTTAATCCATCATTAATTGAAAATAAGTGATCTCTGCTTACGCCATCTAAATTCTCTGGTTTCTTGCATCCTCCTCCGGGCGAATACATTTTATATTTTTTCAATAGAGCTAAATCTTCATCACTACAATATTTTCTTACATCAAATCTAAATTTACATGCACCTTTGTAAATTTTACGATTCTCAAAATATTCATTATCTCTTTTCTTTTTCTTGCCTCGAAGATTAGCAGCGCCTTTGGCCACACTGTCGTTTGTATATTTTGTTAGACCCTTATTCCAACCCGCTTGTCCGTATTTTTTAACTTTAGCCTCATACATTAATTTAGCTTTTTCTTTGCCAGAATCAATATAAGTATTTCTCTTGGGGTTTTCTTTGCACCACCTAACATGGTTCGCCCGAAGAGGCCAATCTAGATCGGATATACTTAAATTGCAAAACGGACAATATTCTATGTTCATGTAATTATCTTGTGGAAACAGTGTATTATCCAGTAGCGTTCGAATTATTTTTGAGATTGAGCTATGAGGGCTCGTTTCTATGATCTTTAAGTTTTTCCTCAAACAATATTTTAATCAGCCGGTGCACAATTTCTTCACTAGCTATTTTTTTAGAACCTGTCTTAATGAGGTCTTCTTCGTCGTGTATATGAAGATAATTTGGTCCCCATAACAGAGCTAAGCCTTTATCTCCGTCTTTTATAGTGTAGCCAAATGTGTCATAATATATCATGTGTTTCTTTCCAATGCAATTTCCGATGACAATTTGAACATAGGACTGTGCAGTTCTCTAGCTCTCTCATTATTTCATCGTATGTAAACTTACTGATCATTGAGTTTAATTCGCCGTTCTTAATAGTGGAATCTTTGTGATGAAATTCGAGACAGGCAATATCTGCTTCGCCGCAAGTATGACATTTACTTTTGGACTTTATCTGCTTCAATTTTCGTCGGATCTTATCCTTGTCGTTCTTAACTTTCTTTCTTCCCACTATAGTTTTTCGCATCAGAGATCAAGAATAATGTTATGTTTTTCAAAACATTCTTTTATCACGTTGTATTTGAATTCCTCGTTTCCTAAAATTTGGCGTATGCCAGGTCCATTCTTTTTCCACTGTTCATAATAACCTTTGATTTGATTGAATATTTCACGAGCACTTTTACCTTCTATACCCATCCAGTGTCTTCACTTGGATCCCAAGTCCTAATAGCGCTACCATCTAGATAGTCACCAAAAAAATGTTTTATCAAATAACGACGGTCTTTCCACAAAGGCTCGAACTCTTGTGCTTGATATGATTTGTAATGAATTCTTATTGGCCGATTTGTCAAGAGTTCTTTACCAATTAAAAAGTTGCCTTTAATTTCATCAATCTTAAAGAGCATTATCATTAGGGCTCGATGACTACGATCGTCGTGTTGTCTATAATAGGTTTTGCCTTTTATCCATTTGAATTTTTCAGAACCCCATGAGTCTAATGACATTTGTTACCTATACGGAGAGTAGAGGATTCGAACCTCCGGACCGGGTTTTAAACCGATCACTCGCTTTCCAAGCGAGCGCCATAAACCAGACTAGGCGAACTCTCCATTATATATAAAATCTCTTATCTCCTAATTCTTTAGCGTGAATAAATATATCTCTAACGACATCATGAGCTTGTGTGAAGAGAGGCTTCCAACCCATACTCGTAAGCAGCTCTTCTGTGACTGAAAAAATTCCTTTCTTTGAAGTCTCAGTAAAGTCTATCACAGTTCGGTGACTAAACCATATGCCCTGTATTTTTACAATCTTAATTATATCCCAGTATATATTTCCACCTGCGTTTCTTGGTTTATATCGATAAAAATAATCACCTTTCTTTATGTCCATCTCTATTTATCTTGTCCTCCTGAACCACCTAAAGATGAACTTTATGCACTCTTCTTTATCGGGCATCTCCTTAACAGTTTTCCATTCTGATTTTTTCCACCCTATTTCATATTTAGCCCCTTTCTTTGATATGACACGGTCATATACATTGTGCCACTCTGAACTCGTCACATAGTTTTCTACTTTTTTAGGATCTATTGTGGAATATGTAAAGACCCAATTACCAACTAAGTAATAGTATTCTGTCCGAAAATACTCAGCTGTCTTGTCATGAAGGTGCGACCTTACAATGTCGCGTTGCATTACTTTTACCGCCATATGAATTTTACTAGACCTTCTTTATCAATTATGTTGTTTGGCGATATTTCTTTACCTTCAGGTCTAGTACCAAATTTACGCTCATATTGATACTTACGATGTGCTTTAGAGTAGACAAATATTTTATCACCTATAGTGTAGCGATATTCTGTATCTATAACTTCTAGCTCTTCTTTATCGCCAATTTTTATAGGCGATATTATTGCGTGTCTGTTTAAATAGACTTTCATTTGGGTGCTGGACCTATATCGTTATCGCTTATGAATATAGCATCTATTATGGTATGAAGCTCTTCTGGTTTAGCCGTATGTTTGTTGTCGATCAAACTTAAATGGCCCTTCTCAATTTTATACGTAAGGGAACCAGTTGGTTTATCGACCTCATATTTATATGAGTCTGATTTGAAAGTACAAGTAAATTCAATCGTTAAAACTTTACTCTTACCAGCTGAAATTTGAGCGTACATATAAGCTTTACTATATTTTGGCGTGACTGGTCGATAAACTATTTTCATTGAAATATTAGTTTTACGAATTTGTGGCGACTTTTGTTGACTCTATAGTAAGGCTTGTCTTCAATGTCTCTTTCTAGAACATAGCCGCCAAACATGTAGCAAATCATCGTGACTATTTCAACGGCTCTACCATAAGCGCCAAAGCTTGACCAAGTGCCTTTAGCATTAGGCGGTATCCCATCATCAGTCCCTCTAGTAAAATAAAAGTCGCTGAGATGAAGCATTCGATCATCATTGTCTTTGTATTTGAAATAGACAGAATTAGAATCATCGCCCGATTTGACTTTAGCTGTTGGGTCCCACATTTTTATGAGCTTAATGACTTGTTCGCGATTGACATTTGAGAAGAGTGCTTTTGTATCTGTGCCCATTTAATTATCTTGAGCTTTGACGGAGCCAGGGAGACTTGAACTCCCGAGAGATTTTACCTCCAGCCGTTTTCGAAACGGGTTCCTCGACCAAGCCGGACTAGCTCCTTATTTATCTTTGGCAAACTTAGGATCTTTGAGATAGGAATCGGGTATTAGAATACTCTTGAAAGATCCCACTGGCGGTAACTCATTGAGAGGGATCCATAAAACATCATCATCGCCTAAGAATCCTTCATAGTCTGAAAACACGTGATCAGTGTATTTTTTACCATCACCAAGATAATCAGACTCGTCATATTCACTAATACTAAATCCAGTATAGAAGAAATAGATCAAACAAATTTGACCCGGAGTTGGCCAATTCCAATTAGCGGGGCCATTTCCTGCGTTACTTCGTCGCCAAGGAATTTCAATCTTTTTGTCAAACATCACGACTCTTTTCTAGCTGGTAGTGCTTTTCTAACTGGTATAAAGAAGTCATCAGATCCATCTTTTAACCTCTTTGGTCTGGGCTTATCATCATCGTCGTCATTACCAAAACCAATTTCACCCTCTGATTCTGAGGTAGGTGGCGCTTTCTTGATAAGGTTGTTGATTTCTTTTACAGCCGTATGGAATTCTATTCCAAGAGCTTTGATCGAAATAACTAGCTCTGTCATACCAGCGAAGGAGAAACCTTCGCTTGCCTTAACCCATTTATCAATATCTTCAGTTATACCAAGCTTCTTAGTGAAAAATTCTTGTCGTATTGAAGCACTGGGAGGATTGATCTTAATGCGTCTATCAAACCTTCTCGGCCTTGCCACGATCCTCTTATCAAGTCGCTCAGGATAATTGGTGGTGGCAATATTGAGAATATCATCAGCCTGTGATTCGCCATCTAAAAATGATAGGACACCATTCTCGCCATGCTTGGCTATAATAGCATCAATATCTTCAAAGACACATACGATGTGTTTATGTGGCTCGATATGACGAATGATCTTTACTTCTTCTGAAAGCATTTTGGGATGATCACAAAATAAAACTATACCGCCGCGTTTGATGATCTTATTAATGATCAAATAAATGATTCCAGATTTACCACAGCCAGCTTTGCCGTAGAAAAGATATCCTCGCCTATGCAAGAATCCATAATGTTGGAATATCTCTTTTGCACCCCAGAATGTTTCAATTTCTGAAAGAATTTGATCGGTAATTGAGTCTTTGAATTCAATAAGCTCATCGGAATTGACATCTTCTTTTCGAAGATATATAGTGCCATGGTTATCTTCGAAGAGACTATAAGCTGATGGATCTAAAGCTTTCTGTGTGCGCCCAGTATGTGTATAAACACCGTCCCCAAGATTAGTCCACTGAATATAATTAAAAGATTTTTTCGGAGAGTCTTCTGCTACACCGCAAGGTGAGGGAGCTTGTTTTCCCTCATCTCCGTCTTCTCTTAGTTCTGTCCCGAAATTATCTAACGTGTCTTCTACTGTCTCGACTATTTCGTTCTCATCCATATTATCACCTTCATAATATTATCCGGGATGACCGGGACTCGAACCCGGAAGCGTTCCTGATTAGGCCCGCTGGAAGATTAGCAATCTTCTCCGCTACCAATTACGGCATCACCCCATTTGTGTTCAAAAAGGTCTTTTATTGTAAACAGACCTTTTCTTATCATTTTTATTTCTGGTCTTTTCAATACTATCAAATTATGCGGAAAGCTTTTCCACTTACATCTATCTCTTTCTGTTTCGTATCCTTTTACCTCTACATAAACATCATCTATTAAAAAATCGGGTTTATATTTTCTGTGAATTCCTGCCTCGTCGATATAATCAAATCTCTGCTTGTTTCTTGAGAAACTTATATTACTCTTGTCGGCCCATTCACAAAAAGTTAGTTCCCAACTTCCATCTACTGTAAAATCTCTATATTTGTATTTTGGGGCTCGGCCAGCCTTAGGATCCCATCCGTTTTCATATCGTCTTTGTATATTAAATCTTGCTCGCTCAGATTGAAGTTTTTTGTTTTCAGGACTTACTTTGTCCCAGCTATTATTAAGAGTCCCATTTTTTATTCTAGACCTAAGAATTCTGTTTTTGTAATCAGAGTCATTAAGATATCTATTTTTAATCCCTTCAGAGATTCTCTTAGAAAATTCTTTTGAGCCTCGCTTACATCCATAAGTGTGAACAACTAGTCTTCGAGGACCTTGGCCTGTGCAGTAAGATAAATGCTTTTGTCGGCTACTTTTTATTTCCTGATTACATTTAGGGCAAATAAATTTTTCGCATATTCTTTTGTGATGCATTGGCAATGGAGAAAGTGCTACTTCTTTCCAACAACGTAGAAAGAAGTATGCATTGGTGTATCTTTGGGCCGTCCATCAGTTAAAGTATAGTGTTCGTTTCCTAAATCTTTAGGGCTCATCAAATAGATTTCTTTGTAGCCCTTTTTCGTAAATACTTCTTTCCAATGTTGGAATTTAGCTATGAACTCATCAATCGTGCCGTTAGCGATTACCCAATTTTCCCAAAGAACTTCATATGTATCGTTATCCATACAGAGAGTGAGGGATTTGAACCCCCGTGGCTGTTACACCCATCCGCTTTCAGGGCGGCGACGATTAACCGAACTCCGTCAACTCTCTATTTTCTTCTTCATCTTCCCAATTATCTTATCTGCTTTAAATATACACTCAATCAAAACACGATTCGGATCTTTAGTGCTCAACGAATACTCAGCATCTTCATAACCAATAGAATACCATGAATTCGAGGTTATGAATCTGTTGAGGACAAGAGTTTTGAATTTTGTATCAAAGGCGTGTTCAAAAGTATGAACCTGTATTGTGTCGTCTTCGTAAGCATGTGAAGGTTCAGACGTGGAATAGTCTTTAATAATCCACATGAAATCCGTCGGCCCAAAGCTACTCGACTCATAGAACTCGCCAGGTTTAACTCCATTGAAAGTGAATCCCATAGAGTTTATCTTGAAACTTTTACTTCCTTACTTAGGGCCCAGTAATGGACATCACCTACGCCCATGGCATCTTCAGCCATGCTGTTCCAAAAGCCGTTATCACTAGGATCCCACCAAGCCGTCCGAAGTTCGAGGTCCTTGTTGACAAGAACATAGCAAAACTGAACTTTTTTACCAGGCTGAACATCGCTGATGTCGTGGAAATCTATTGTGAAAGTTTTTGTCATCTTTCGTTGCGCTTTCGATCTTCTTCTTCATGGATCCTCCTGCGCCTTCTCTGATCTTCTTCGTCCTGCATCCGCTGGTTGTGCAACATCATTTGCATACTGTTATTTGCCATTATGATTGGCAGGATTGACATTATCGGGTTGAATACCATGTTGCTATCCTTTACCCAGGCAACCTATTGCATTTTCTGCCGAGAGGGAAACGATTGCCGTTTGCTTTCCGAAAAGCTTTGACCGTCATGATTGGACCGAAGCTAAATCTGGTAGCATCGAACTTACCTGTGCATTTTGCTTCAGCCTCAGCCGAGGATTTGGCGAAGGTCGTCATCCATTCATCATTGTTGGTGTTGACGAAATTCTTTAGCCACACGACATATTTGATGGGCCTCTTTTTTGCCATTATGATTTCTCCTCAAAAAGAATTATGCCTTATTCATTCATTGATCACTTGACGCCCGCCTTTACCTAGAGGCCCAGAAGTTCGTCTGTCCCGAAATTTAATTAGGTCAAAACTGACAGCCTCAAGTTCTTCGAGAACTTTTATGACTGTGTGTTTCCAGACTTCGGCGAGGTAAAGCCAGTTGTCTATAGACCAAATGACCCAAGAATATTCTTGGGCATTGGGTAAATCTTTGTATTGTTGAAGGATGGCCTCGGCATGTGCGATTGCCGAGGCCCAGCGGTCTTCGTTCAGGCGATCTTCGCCATTGTCGGAAGACAAGTAGAGCATACCTGCTTGACGGCAGCGATCTCCCAACCCTGTCCACCCTTGTCGATCGTCTTACCGTCAGGACCGAACCGCTCCGGATAAGACTTCGGCCTCTTGCTTGTGATGACCAACTCCGGCTTTGCGCCAACCTTCTGCGCCCTGCCACAAACTCCGCACCTGTAAGACATAAAGTCTCCTTTCAGTTGTAAGCATCGACTCCTGGTGTCAGTTGATTCTTGACCAATCTTTTGTATAGCCAATGATCGTCTTCTTCAAGCTGCTTCATGAACTCGGGTCGAACTAGTTTGCCCCTCATTTGTTTGACAGCATTCTTTACAACTATGCCTTCCATGGTCACAGTAGTTGAAACTTTTGAAGGCCCAATCAGTTTTTCCAATTGATGAAGATGTTCGTTTTCATCGCCTTCAAGGCGACCGTAATAAAGCATTGGGACATGCTGAAGTTCTAGCTCGGAGCAAAGATCCAGTCTATCATTCGTGTCCAAATATTCCTTGCCAGTCCAAACATCGAAGACCAAGAAATAAGATGGCAAGTGATCATAGAAAATATTGTGCTTGGCGTAGGTTAGCTCACCGTAGATGATCCAATTTTCTGGAATGCTAAGAATCTTGTCCTCGTTGGCCCGAGCCCAGCTCCAGAAAAAAGAAAACTGAGGATGTTGCTGTGTTGCAATACCTCTCCTCTTCTGAAGTGTCCACTCGGAACCTTCACCACGAAGAATTGCCGTGTTAGCGCCATCAACTTTTTCAGTGATCTCAAGCGTCCCTCTGAGAAGCACTTTCTGATCTTTATCAGACAGCGTCAGTTTGCCTGGCACTCGGTAGTTGGGCGTAGTTATGCGGAATGTTTTTTCATAGCCGCGTAATGACATGTAGAAATCTTAAGTCGTTGTCGAAAGTCTATAACCAAAACCAATTAACATCCCTGCGCAGCTTAACAATACAACTGACAGGGACTCGCTCTTGAAGCTCACTTATTTGTTCGTTTATGTGTGGGTATCTAAGTTTGGGAATTACTACGATGACATTGCCATCTTCTTCCATAACTTTGTGGTCTTTGATACCCCAAGCAAGTAAGAGCTTGCTAATTTGGTTTTTGTTTATGGGTTGAAAATTAAACATTGTCCTTCTTATCCGTTTCATCTGCTGGGGGCGTTTTCTTTGCGTATTTCTTTAGCAGATTAGATTCTTCTTCTTTCAATTCATCTTGGTCAACACTAGCATAGAAGTTTTGAACGCTAGTTTTGTGCATGAGCCTTTCGCTCATGTAATTTCGTGTTCCGATATTTTGACTAGCCGTAGACATAGTAGCTCCTGCTGCAGTAGCTACCCAAGCTTGCGTATTGCCGGCCGACATACCTAAACTTCTTGACTCTTCGAAAGCATCTTTACAACCCATGAATGTAATGGTCCATTTGCCAGTTTTCTCTAACTCTTCTACTCTTGACTTTAGAAGCTTTCTACCTTCTTCTCCACCATATCTCTTAGAAGCATTTTCTTGACCATCTGTAACGACGATCATTAAAACACCAACGTCTGGTTGATCTAGATCAGTGGCCTCTTTTACAAGGCGATCGATTGTATCGCCAATTGCGTCACGAAGAGCTGTAGAGCCATTCGGCTTATATTCATTGGCGGGAAACTCATCTACTTTATTTACGTCTTCGTTGAAGGTATGAAACGTCACATCATCAGCGAACGAAACAAGCGTGACGAGTGTTTCAACTCCAACTGGATTCTCACTTCCATGAAGTAACTTCTTTGTGATTGCTTTGGGGTCGTTTGATTCATTTTTTAATGTCTGAATTTGTTCGTTAAAGTTGTTGATCGCCTGCTCTCTAATAGAACCCATTGAACCACTCTTATCAAGAATGATAGCTGCATAGGTTTTAATCTTTTTAGTATTCTCCATTATTATCTCCTAAATTTTCCCACCTTTCAAGTGGATTTGTCTATAATGATATATGTTCTTTATCTAGAGAATTTTTTCAGCATTGTGTATTTTTAGAAACTTATATAACTTTCTGTTACCGCCAATAACCAATGTGAATATGGGAAATTTTTCATCTACCAGAGATTTTAAAATTATTAGATCTTCGGCTGTGAGGTTAGTTGGAATTTTGTAATAACTATCGAAAAGAAAACCTTCTACTTTTAAACAAGTTTCAGTTAGGAAGTGTGCTAGAGTTACCACGTTTTCCTCCTTTTCTTTTCTTATGAGGTTGTGGTATTATTTCTGGAGTGTCTGTGTGATGGCGAATGCCACTTGATTTCATTCGCCCTATATCATCTGTTTTTACAGCTTCAGGTAACTGTTGTTTTAATTCTATCATATGGGCTTGTGTTGCTAGAGCAGATTCGGCCTCAATGCAATTAGTGTTCTTTTTACACCATTGCCAATTAAAATGCCAAAAGATGTGAATAAGAAATTCATTAACGTTTACTTTGATTCTAAAAAGAGATCTCATTCCGTTTGGTGTCGAGATGGATAGAAAAGAGAAATCTATTGAATTTGATTCAAGAGCGAGTATAAACGGCAAAAAACTTATGAACATATTAACCCCTGTTTACTTCATTATTTCAGCTAGTAATTTTAGGGCTTCTAGCCTAATTTTATAATTTTCTGTTGAAGTAACTGCCCCCTCAGTAGTTGCGGCAATAATTAATCGCTTCAATTCTTCTTCTATATATTTTTCTATAGATGCTAACATATTAGCTCCTCAAATAAACTAGCAAGCAATGATAAAAGCTGTGTCTTCCAATTGTGTGTCTGCCACATTCCACCACCGGGTAGCTTACGCTACGGGGGCAGGCTTCGAACCTGCAATATCAATTTCTCGATAATCTCTTATCGTCAGCTAGTCTTTACCGCAGGAGAGACTTGAACTCTCACGCCGTTTACACAGCAACGATTCTTAAGACCGTTGTGTCTGCCATTTCACCACTGCGGCATTATGTTTCATCTTCTGGAACTTCTTCAAAATTCTCTTCGTGCCATCCAGCAAAGAATTTTCCAGTAACCATTTCCATTAAAATAATATGACCAGGCATATTGGGAATTTCTCCAAAATATATGTAGGTCACATTTTGCTTAAATGGATATAGATTCTCATCGCCTATAAATCGTATTAAAGCGTATTGTCTCATTTATGCTTTAATCTCTTGCGCATAATATTCAGGGACAGTTTCTGCCTCAACGGAAAATTCTTTCACCGTGCCCGTTCCATCTCTTACAAGAATTTTATCTAAATTACCACGCTTGACGATTGTATATTCGCCACTATCATTGTCATCTTTTTCGCATGCTTTTTCTGCAGCATCTTGAAAACTCAATGCGCGAATGCTAAGCCACTCAGGACCGAATTCTGGAATTTGATATTCAAAGAGAGGTTTGCATCTATCAGTGCTAAAATGATATTCACCACACTTGAGACATTTCTCGTATGCCATATTATTCCCTTTTGCCGGAGACGGGAATTGAACCCGTACGCCTTGCGGTGCGAGGTTTTAAATCTCGTGCGTCTGCCTAGTTCCGCCACTCCGGCCTATTACCGCCACTCGGACTTGAACCGAGAATGAGCTTTCGCTCGCTAGTTCTTGAGACTAGTGTGTCTGCCATTTCACCATGACGGCGTCAATCTGGATTCTTATATGTCTTTCTAAAAATGATATCAATAATACTATGCTCTAAAAGGTGTCCAACCATGAAGGCCACTAATGGATAGACGACTTTTTCGTTTCCGCCTACACGCCAATCTCTATTTCTTTTCAGACCATCGACTGACCATATCTTATCATAATTAGCCGGGTAAATAGTGAAATAAAGTCCATTCCAAAGATACCCTCTCCAATCTTCATCATCTACATTTATGTCGCCAATTACTTCAGCTATTTCTCTATATGATATAAACAGCGAACCTACTCCGCTTGCACTAATCGGTCTTTCACCAGCAGTTTTATACATAGACTTCCGAAGACTTAGATTGTTATGGGCATTCATGTCCGAGGTCGATTTTTTCATGGAGTGGTATCGTCTTAGCCACCTTGTAATAAGGTCTAGCTTGCCTATATCTTTGCTCAGTCTCTTTAAATGATTGATAATCCTTTGCTTTTATTCTAGCCAGCGCTAGTCTAGCATCTGCTAGTGTTTTGAATATAAGAGGCTCACGTTTGTAATACCCGTATCTCACATTTATAGTTTTGTATTGGATTTCATCATTGACGGTTATTTGATAACGACCATCACAATATTTAATGACCTGATACTTGTTATCGTTAACCTGATGCCAATATTGTTCAGAAATTTCAATTTCACCAGGGAAAGGATAAACTGGTGGATATTTTTTTTCTTCTGGACAACCGCAAGGATCTTTCATTTCATTTCCTTACTATTTGCTCATAGCGTTGATGTTGATAGTGATGCGGAGTCGGCATAATACTAGAAAGCCATACGAAGAGAAATGAAGCAAAAATGGCAACTGAAATTATAACTAAGATTTCTTTCCACGCTTCTTTGCAGAGGCGGATTTGTTCTCTTAGTTTAGTCGCGCCTCTCTTTATCATTTCTGTCATAGTTCGGCTTTTTATGCTTCACCTTCAACATCCTTCTTGCATGCTTGTGAACTACATCACGAATCTTCGTGTGTTCGATCATGCTTGGCTTTATGAAGTATTCCTTCTTCCGGTAATCCTTCAAAATGCCTTCTTTCTCCTGTAACTTCTTAAACCTCCGGATTGCCGAGTCAATTGTTTCATTTTCCCCGACACTTATAAAAGCCATATTAACTCCTTACTCTCTATCTATGCTAATCTAGCGTATTTATAACCAATTTCGTCGTTGCCTTCTGTAACTACTGAGATTGTCAAACCAGAATTTTCTGCATTCGGTGCATAGGTTCTAGCCACTGTCGTACTAGCTATTGCTACTGTTGTAGAATCGTTGGGTTTTATGGTGGCTGAAAATCCAGGAGTGCCGGCCATTGTGACTTTAAGCTTAATAGCAACATCAGTAGCTTTATCGGCGTTCAGTAATAGAACTTGAATACCAGTTGCGTGTGTTCCAAAAAACGGCCCTCCAACTAAGCCTGGGTCTATCCCATTAGCCGCAACGTTAAACCAAACATAATACTGTCGATCAGTTCCATTATAGATCGTGAAATATTTGCTGTTTAATGTAAGAGCTGGTATGCAGGTTACTTCTTCAACTTGTGCCGTATTTAAGTGCGAATAAGATGTTCTACCATCATCCCAAACATAATAGAATTGCTGATTTGGATCTAATGGGTCATATAAATCAAAATAGGCATTTTGCCAATTTACATTGTCAGTGCTTACTTGAACTTGAGTATTAGGAGCGATTAAGTTCCATAACACTTGAACTTGAACTTGATTGACCCAATTACTTCTAACGTATAATCCACCAATTGTGATATAATCATATGACGGATTATCTGAAGGAATAAGTTCTAGAATTAAACCAGCCAACGCATTAAGTCGCTGATCATATTGGTAATAACCTCTTGAATCTCGCCCACTAAAACTTAAAGCACCAGCAACATTTATTATAGTAGCGGCAGCAATTACTGCACCAGTTATAGTTTCCAAGTTAGGATTAAAACTTGTTGTTTGTAATGTTGTTGCAGCTCCGTTTAACGCAGCAATACCAGAAGCTGTATACCTGAAAATTGCGCTTCGAGAAGTTATAGCGATTCCGCTTAATACAGCTCTGCCAGAAGCTATGTATGTATAAATCATTAAATGTTACTCCGCTATATTATCTTGATCATTTACGCAGTAGCATTTACCAGTTAGCGGATACAATTTGCAGACAGTTGGCCTGAAGCTATAGATTTTGCAAGCCGTAATATTGGGATCAGTAGCACTAGTTTCTAAGAATGGGCAGATACCCTCTAGTTTATATTGTCTTCTGTCAGGATGATAGACGGCTTTGTGTTGTTCCCATTTTCCTTCTAGTTGAAGAATATAACGGAACATGTCAAATTCTGTTGGATGTAATGGAATGTCGTGGCAACACTTACCACAGCGAATACATCTAAACGTCCCCGACATTTTCTTCGTTTTCGTCTACCCAAACCATTGCGCCTTTGGGTATATCTTTGACGTTCTCTGTGACGACTAATTCACCAGTTGACTCTCTATGCCACACAATAACTGTATTGCCTTTTATATTGTCTACAACTACACCTTCACGATCTTTCAAAATTGCAAGAAGAGCCCTCACAAAAATTACAAAGGCAGCCTTGTTGAAGTCATCCTCTGTGACGTTATTATAAACTTCGTCTATGATCACTTCATTTCCTTTCCTTTATGTCGGTAATTGCGGGACTCTCGTTTAGAATATGCTTTTTGATGAAAAGAAGAAAGCGCATGGTCCAATCTCCGATCCACGTGCGGCCAATCATTAACCATTCATCTTCTTCGGTTTTCTCTAGCGTCACTGGGATGCCGCATATTTTAGCGCTCAGCATTTATTATCCTTATGTTTTTTGAGTCTTTGAGGCAGTAGCTACCTTGAACATCTTCGCCAAGATATTCACACATGCAATATGCCATGTGTCCCCAGGATTGTCCGGGTATAAAATCTTCACAACTATAACAATTACGAGATTTTAGTAGATTGATGACTTCAGTCTTCGTGGTATTCGGCATAGCCTATGATTTCACATACAATTTCAGCTAAGTCAGGTAGAGCTTGATTTACCCCGTCGTTTTGAAGAATAGCCTCAGCACAGAGCACTTCTTCTTTTTCTATCCACTCTTTACATTTCCGCCAGAGTAATTCTTTTTTACCAGCGAGTTCGATTCTCTCGAATCTCTTACCTTCAGGATCATTCTTGGCTATGTGGTCGTCAATTTCTTTTTGGGTATGCGTCATGCAAAAGGCTTCCCATGCTTCGCCGAGACCCATTAGAGCCACTCCGTTACATGAGGTTCGTTATCTTCCCAAAAAATTGTGCAGCCTATAGGATCATGAATCTGTTCTCTAATGCAGGAGCATAAATCTTCGAACTTCCAGCCATCGGGAGGCCATGCGGGTAGACTAGTTGGAAGAACGTCGTAATCTTCGAGCTTGCGGAGACCGTTTTTACATTTCTTGCAGTTAAGTGCACGAGAATATCTATATTGCCTCATGAAATTAAATATGCTGTGTATGACAGTTTGGACAAAGTATTCGCAGATTGCTTAATGCGGAAAGGGGGATTTGAACCCCCACGGGTTTGACTCCACTAGGGCCTAAGCCTAGCGCGGCTGCCGGGTTACGCCATTTCCGCGTTTTCTACAACTGAATGTTTCAGTTTGGCTGTGACAATTCGGACATATGATCCGAAGGTTACTTAGCCTGTTATCCTTTCTATTACCATTTATGTGATCAATCTGTAGAATCAAAGGATGATTATTCCAGAAAGTGGCCAATCCACAGACTTCACATTTTTCTTCTTTTAAGCTATATTCAAATAGCCTATCTTTAAATTGTGTTTTCCATCCTCGTTTGCCATTTAGAATCAAAACAATTTTTATGAATTCTTCTTTTGTAAATTTCTTTGAAGAGCTTTTACCTTTGCCACCTTGATTAGGTTTCCATAGACCAAAAATTTTTGCATATCTTTTGAAAGTCTTGTAGTCGACCCTGGGCTCGTATTTAACCCAAGCCTGTCTCATAGACAAACTAGATTCTATGCAAGTGGCCATTATTTCTTTGATAATCTTTATCATGAGATTATCTTGTGAGACGCATTAGATTTTTATCTTATACGTTTGACTTTTGCAAGGTAAGGGATTCGAACCCTTAGGACATAAGTCCGGCACCTTCTGAAGATGCTGCGTCTACCAAAATTTCGCCAACCTTGCATTTATCAATGATCTATGCGTTTAGCATTAAAAATGCTTCGAATTAATTCCTTTAGATCCTCATTCGTGCCTAACTTAGCGTCATAGGCGTCATATTTCCCACTGCTATAAGCAAAGGCTTTAGTGTCATAATTGAAGTTGAAGGAAAAGACTTTGCCCTGATATTCTACATCCCACCAGTTAGTAGCATTTTCACCTGCGTTCTCAAAACCTGTGCTTGTATATGCAATCCAAACCTTCACTCATTTATCTTAGTAATTGTCGAATAGAACATTGCCTTTGTTTTCTTTTTTAGGCCTTATGGATACTGGCAATGTCGGATCCCATTTAAATTCTGGTCTGAAACTACCATCACCATCGCTATAAATGGCCACGATACGTGAGCTACCCATTTGCCCCAATTTTTCCATGTATCTTAACATGCCCAGAAAAGCGGCAACCCATTTATCATTCATCTCACATTCGATAGTAAACTTCATCTGGTTTGCTCTGGACCGTTCCAAATCCGTTCAATGGTGTGCTTCAGTCCGTAGTTAGCAATCTCAGTTGCGATATTGATCTTGAGAACTGAACTGAGGATTGCGCCGATGATGAGAAGGGCAATGAATGCCCAGAAGATAGCTCGGACAACGTCGTAAAACATAAAGCCTCCTAAATCCGCTTGAGTTGTAGATCTGTATCTTTTTCAAGGTTTAGAGAATTGATTATATCTTTTTGCGATTGTGTCAATTTTCGAGGTATTTTGACAAGCACGTTTATATAAAGCTCATCGCCTGCAATACCCTTCCCCTGGATTTTTATGATTTCTCCATTTTTTGTGTTGGGTGGAATGGTGACGGGTATTATGGAACCATCTAACCAAGTCAAATTTATTGTGTCTCCCAATAGAGCTTGAGTGAGTGGGACTTCCGCCAAACAAGAGAGTCTATTACCATCACGTTTGAAGTGGGGATTAGATTTCACTTTTACAGTAATGAATAGATCTCCAGGGGGTCCGCCATTAAAGCTCTGATGCCCTTCACTATTTATTTTTAACATTGCACCATCGCTAATTCCGGGTGGAATTTTTATTTTGACAGTCTTAGTCTTTGTAGCAAGTTTCTCACCATGACAGTTGGTGCAAGGCTTGTCAATAATTACCCCGGTGCCTCGACATTTTTGACAACCAGTTTGAATAGAGAAAAATCCCTGTTGACTTCGTATTTGACCAGTGCCTGAGCAGTGTTCGCATTTTATTTCTTTACCGTCAGGTGCAGTGCCAGTTCCTTTGCAAGATTCGCAAACCTCTTTTCTTGCAAAATCAAATTCAACCTTCTTTTCAACAAGAATATCTTTCAATTCAAATGTAAGACGATATTGGGCATTAGATCCCGGAGTTTTTTGTCGAGATTGTCCACGCTGTTGTCTAAAAATATCTTCGAAGGGATTTCCACCCCACATTCGGTTGAAAAAATCTGTGTATCCACCGCTGTTTCCAAAAATGTCTTCAAACCCCTGATAAACATTTGGATTAGAACGCCCTTTGCTCAGACCTTCAAAACCAAATTGATCATATTGACTTCTTTTATTATCATCCATGAGGATTTCATACGCTTCAGTCCCTTCTTTGAAAGATTCCTCAGCTTCTTTTGAAGGATTTCTATCGGGGTGGAATTGAAGAGCTAATTTTCTGTAAGCTGTTTTGATTTCGTCTTTGGACGCTTTTTTGTCTACACCCAGAACTTCATAATAGTCTCTTTTTGCCATACCTCTTCCTATTTTTACTTTTCACCGTCGTAATAGATAAAAGGCAGATTCGACTCTAAGACCTTTATCTTCTTTTCTTCCCGATAGGTGACCCGGATATAGCCCTGAAAAATAGTGACTCGCTCGACGTTCGTTATTGTGTTGATTCGTTGCCCACTGGGACTATAGAATTCGACTGTGCTTTTCATGATCTTACCTCAATACCTATTATAGCGAATTATCGATGCTTTTTTGCTAGAAGTCGTTGTAAAAAACTCTCATGCTTTTCAGCTGCTGCAAGCGCATCGTGTACCTTGGCATATAGTCATCCATCCATTTAGGTTTTTTACTCCAATCTTCGCAAGTTTGCTCTTTGGGCCAATCATTCATCTGATCACCAAAAGAACACATGTCTCTTTTAGAGAAAACACAATTTTCACAGACTATTCCCTTGAGGAGATTCAGCGTTACTTCTTTAGGGCCGAAAATCGAATCTGGCATATTTTGGACAAGTTCCTATTTTGGGTATTAATATATGCTGAGATTATAGACAGCATCTTCATCACAGACGGCTAACCAGCCATCTTCACTAAAATGATAGTCTTGAAATTGTGAATTACCATAAGCGAATTTAATATGATCTTTATCTAAATACCATACTGCATATTTACAAGATTCACAAGTCTTTCCCTTTAGTAGGTTCTTCGTTATCTGTCTTTCCATAAATCATTTTCATCCAGTAGATTCGTTCGCCTTCCCATTTTTCACAAGTGATTGTGCCTTTCGGAATATCTCCTTTTATGCAATCGTCGGGTATAATACTTCTATATTGACAATTTCGACAGACTTTATTTTTTAGGAGATTCTTGGTTATTTCATTTCGCGTCATTTATTTCTACGGGATCACAAAAACAACCATCGTCATGTGGTTCGTTTGGATCAAGCAAAATTGTGTTGGTGTTATATTGACAGTGCCATCGTCTCTTCAGCTGCCAATTCTCGCATGTTCCACTTTCTGGTTCAAAACACGCAGGATGATAAACTTTGTCAATTATATCATCACAAACTCCAATACAGTTTTTACAAGTTCTATTTTTTAGCAGATTCTTGACGATTTCTTTGTTCACACTTTTGTTTTTCCACAAGTTCAAGTTCTATTGCTTTAGATGGGGAGATCCACCATGGCCACTTACGCCAATCTTTACAAGTTCCTTCAATTGCTCTTCCATGCGAAGAGTCGGGAGCGCAATCATTAGAGCAATTTTCACAGGTTCTATTTTTGAGTAAATTCTTAGTTATTTCTTTGGAACTCACCGTTGACTTTCTTTACATCCCAATCATCATGGCTGAGCTCGCCGCTTGTAATGCATTCTTTTTTACCAGCACCTTTATACCAAATGCTAGGAATATTTCCTATGACTTCGGCGTAGTCTGATTGCGCTAATTCAGCTAAAGGCACTCTCTTTTCATTAAGATCGAAAAGAGCTGCAATACGACCGTTTACTCGTAAGATCCAAAGTCCTTGAGGATTGTTATACGTGCCTATTACTTCTTCATAACCTTTACTAATCATGTGGCCTATTTTGGCTTGCTTCTCTTTATGGTATTGCTCTTCCCATTTTTGGTGTGCTTCATATTCTTCTCGGCTTCGTTTTTCTTCTTCCTCATTAGCTCTTTGTATTCCTCGAACTAAAAGCCATAAAGGCAACATTCTTTTCAGATAAGCACCGATTACGAGTAAAGCTATTAGAATCATTGCGAGATAAACATAGATCATATTAGTTCTAGATCTCCAGTAATCTTGTCGATTTTATCGCCGTCATCTGGCCCAATGGCAATACAGGTAGTAGTCTTGTTACCATGAAACTCAGTGAATCCAGAATCAATGATGACAGCGTGGGGTATTCCCGCTTCTCTGGCTTTTTCAGCTAGTTGATAAATAGCATCTTCAGAATTGACACCGACGACAACTTTAGTGAAAGCACCTTTCATCCACTCAACCATTGAATCAGAGAGTCCGCTGATTTCAAAAGAGTGGCCATACCATTCGCCTTTGTCAAAAAAGACTTTCATCGCAGCGTGAGCTCCTTGAGCAATTTGCTTTCCGCATCTCATGTGTAAGTCTTTTCTAACAGCTATGACTTGTTTTACCTTACCCATTGTAATCTCCCTTTCATAGAATTATGCAATTGTCAAAGTGCCAACGATACATAGTAGTCCCACCGATTTTACCACAGTGTGGACATTGTATTTTCCTTTGTGGTTTTCCCTTTCGCGCAGCTGCTGATTTTCTTATGGACTCTTCAGGCAGTCTTTTACCCTTGAGGGCCCGAGATAATTTTTCTTTGTGTTCTTCTGACTTTGGTCTTTTGTTCTTGCCCTTCATAGCTATAGAATGAATTATTTTTTGCTCTTCGGACATCGCACCCAACTTTAATCCTTTGTTCCAGGGTGGTTTGCATTTTTTACCTTTGTTCCAAGGAATATGACCCAGAGTTGGATGTGGTAAAATTTGATATCTCTTTTTTAGAGTTTCTGATTGTTTCTTTTTTTGTTCTTCTGATAATGGCCCAAGTTTTAAACCTTTATTCCAAGGCTTTTCGCAAGTTTTTCCGCCGTCTCCGCCGATAGCTAAGTTGTAACCAACTTCTTTATCACGAGAATTTAGTTTTTCTATCCAGAGTTGTTCTGCCTCTAACCATTCGGGCTTAGAAGAGCATTCTTGTAAAATTTCTTTTTTGAAGTTTTGTTGGCCATATTTAGAAATGGCCTGTTTTAAAATTTTGCCTGAGCCTAAATAATTTTGGCGGTCATTATGAAGTTGTTTACCAACATAAATTTTGTTATTTATTAAATTTGTGGTTTTGTAAATTATCATGCAATTATCTTGCAACCTGCGCAGATAACTTACCTTTGAGCATAATGACTAATTATGTGTCCATATTATATGGTGTTTTAACTTTAAAAATGACTGTTATGAGCCTATGTATTTTTGATTCAGTGGCTTCTTCATCCAATGCCATATATTTGCGACTTACACCTATTCGAGGATAGTTAGGGTTGTCCTTATTGTAGATTAAATATAGGTCTCGGTTAATTTGCCATGCTTCATATCGGCCACCGCGGCCGGGCTCATAATATATTACCATAAGATTATCTTATTCTGCTGGATACTTAAACTTTTCACCTTCATAGTTCTTAAAGATCATATCATTGTTTTCTTGTCCGACGTAATATTCGGGCAATAAAGGAACTTTCCCACCGCCGTTTGGTAAATCTATAACAAATTGTGGAACTGCGTATCCTGATATAAATCCTCGCAAGCCTTTAATAATGTCAAGGCCCGTCTTTACTGACGTCCTGAAGTGACTTGTACCTGCTGCTAAGTCTGCTTGATATATGTAGTATGGTCTAACTCGAATTGTCAATAGTTTCTTCATCAGTTTGCCCATTGTTTCTACATTGTCGTTGACGCCTTTTAACAAAACCGTTTGACTTCCTAAAGGGATACCTACATCAGCTAATTTGTTGCAAGCCGACTTAACTTCTTCGGTGATCTCGTCTGGATGTGTAAAGTGAATACTCATATAAAGTGGATGGTATTTTTTAAGTATGTTTACAAGGATATCAGTAATTCTAGCTGGCATCACTACGGGAATTTTAGTTCCAATCCTTATAATTTCTAAGTGTTCAATGTCCCTTAGATTTAACAGCAAGTATTCAAGTTTAGCATCTGATAATGTCAAAGGATCGCCGCCGCTTATTATAACGTCTCTAACTTCTTTATGTTGCTTTATATAGTTAATACCTTCATCCCAATCTGTTTTAGTAAAGCCGTCACTTTCTATCAAACGTGATCTTGTGCAATACCTACAATAGGTAGCACATCGGTCAGTAGCTAAGAACAACACACGGTCAGGATAACGGTGAACTATACACTTAACTGGTGAATCGTGCTCTTCACCAAGTGAGTCGTTCATTTCTTCGGGTTGAATTATTGATTCTAGTTCTGATGGGATTACTGTTTTTTGTAGTTCTGGAGAATGTGAAATAACATCATGATAATATTGTGTCACGGCGAATGGCACTCTCAAATTTTTCATTTCCGTGTTAATTAATCTATTTTGCAACTGCTTTTGCCACGAACTTGGGGGCTCCTCTTCTTTCTGAAGATCTTCGTTCATTTTAATTCCTCTATTTTCTTTTTGGTTTAATAATATGTTAAGGCGACTGAGTGCCGCTCGTGTTGTTTGTAGAAGTGCTTCCTTCCAGTATTGCTTCTAATTCTAGACAAAATACTTCTAGGATTTCCTCCTCGGCATTAATGCCGTAGAGCCGATTAAGTTTTTCATCTAAATCTTTTTCCCAGCTTAATGAAATAATTTCATCTCTTACTTTGACTATTAGTTTTTCGTTAGTTCTTTCAAAGGTAAGAGGTTGATTGGGAAATCTTTTTTTTAACCTTGCTATAAATTCTTCGTCTGTCATATTATCCTTCGCTTATTATTTATCTTACGGGGTGCTTTTTCTTTTTGCAGTTTCTACCGAAATCTTTTTATAAAAGTTGCCCGTCTTGGAATTTCCTTCAGTCTCTTCGCACCAAGGTAAGTGCATGCCGATCTCATCGCGCCCATCATCTCAAGTAGTGTCTCATCGACTGGGCCCTTGACGGGCATCATAATTTCTTTACCCTCAGAAGCTCTATAATCTTTCATGCCTCCATTGTATTTTTCATTAGCGAACCTAGAAGACATACCGTAGAATTTAATAAACTTCTTGCCACTTTTATCGATAATGATATCGTTTTCTTTCAAGCCCTCGTCGTGTCCAGCCAACATGCCACCGAGCATTACAAAATCTGCCCCACCCGCAAAGGCTTTTATGATGTCACCAAACTTTTTACAACCACCATCTGAGATTATATGACCACCTAAGCCGTGGGCAGCATCAGCACAATCTATTACTGCTGAAAGTTGAGGATAACCAATACCCGTCACGTCTGTAGTAGAGCATCCCATGCCTGGACCAATGCCTATCTTTACTATGTCGGCTCCGGCAAGTATAAGTTCTTGCGTCATATCTGCAGTTACTACGTTGCCAGCTATTAAAATGATGTCAGGAAAGAGCTTTCTAATTTTCTTAATATGTTGAGGTAAATATTCGCCATAGCCATTCGCCACGTCTATACAAAGGAACTTAGTAGGCTTGTCCTTATAAATCTTCTTGAACTTCGTAAGATCTTCTCTTTTCACGCCTATAGAAGGAATAGTGTGATTGAAATCTATATCTGTCTTAAGCCAATCCTTAGTTGAATAATATTTGTGAATACAGGTCAGCATTCCCCTATTGGATAAAGCTTTGGCCATTTCGAAAGTGCCTACCGTATCCATATTTGCAGCAACGATAGGGATACCATTCCAAGTTTGTGTAGACCACTTGAACTTGAAAGGTTTATCATCTTCTCTAGTCAGCTCTATTTCTTGTCGTGATTTTAATGTGCTTCGTTGAGGACGGATAAGTACGTCGTCAAAATCTAACTTTATATCTTCTTCAATTTTCATTTTATCGCCTTTGGAAAAATATTATGATTGGGTGAACTTAATTATGCCTAAGATTTTAGGTTTCAGGTGGGAATCTTAAAACTAGATATTTTATTAAAATTTCTCTCTTTGCAAAGATAGACCTTATTAGAATCTTTTTATCATCAACACCTTTACCCAACGCTTTAGCGCCCAAGCCTAACATAAGCTCTTGTAACTCTTCGGGTTTAGCATTCTTAAGGAATTCTTTAAATTGGTTGTTACCCCAACTATTCAGATCGTCTATGAAAGCCTTATAGGCTTCTTCTTTGGTCTTATATCTATCGAGATTAGTTTCTCCACCTACAGCCCAATCACCTTTGCCGCTAACATATTCTTTTTCCCAATCTTTCTTTTCCTTAGCGCTCATTGGTTGACCAGCTATTATGGGCGCCATGATTTCGTCATAAGTGCCTACCCTAGTAACATCATGCTCTAACATCTACTTCTCCTCTAAGAATCATTTTTATTAATTCATACATGCCTTTACTAAGTCTGAGCTCATTTATATCTTCTGGGCTAGCTTGTTTGAAAAAATCTTCAAGTTGGTCGTGCTCGAGTAATCTTGCAAGAAAAGTTCCATAGGCTTGAGGTTTAGTGCGAAATCTTTCTGTGCTCATTTCACCAGCTATAGCCCATGTCCCGCTTCCAGAAACATAATCTTTATCAATTGGCTCATCCATGTAAGATTTCATCTCAGCCCATGAACCTACAGTGTCTGTGTCGTAGGTTATACTCATTCTCTTGCTCCTAGTTCAATTCACAGGTCAAACATCTATCTAATTTTCTGGCTTTAGCGGAATTGATTATTGTGTAGTCAATATTATCTTGAAATATGTTGCCTATTTTACCCGGTGTCATACAACACGGATGAATATCTCCATTAGCTGCAACGAATGGAAAGTTTGGTTGGGCACATTTATAGAAATCAGTTTTCTGAGGGATACCTATATGTCTAACGTTTGTGGCCATATATTTGATTTGATGTTTTTCAGCTATTTCTATAAATTCATTTATGTCGTTTTTGTTAGTTTCTTGAACGACGGCTTTTATAGCAATATTCAATCTCATGCTTTTTGCTTTTAAAATGTTATCTAAAACCTTGTTAATTTTCTGACCAGTAATTTTGAAATAGTTCTTCTCGTTAAATGTATGGAGGGATATATAGATAACATCAGCATTAGAAATACTTTGCCAATCAATGTCCAAGTTGAAGTTCGTCGTTAAGTAGATTATAATTGCCCGTTTTTTCATTTCGTCAATCATACGCCAACAATCTTTGTGTATTAGAGATTCACCTCGACCCCAAAATTTTACATGTAAAGGTTCAAGCTTATCAAGTATGAATTTGAAAGAGTCAAACGTTAAATCACTAGCAGGCGTGTCTCTTCTTGTACACATAACGCAATTACTATTACATCTTGTAGTCGGCTCAATGTAGAAAGATCTTTCTGTGCAATAGAAGTATTCATTTTTCCAATACTTTTTAATGAGATTGAACTCTCTTATTTCATAATTCATTGGTTGGCTATATATGAATCGTTCATACTTTTCGGGCACGTCAAATAGAATTTTATCTTCAGAATCAAAACATACATCCTCAGACATTTCACGATCCATGATTTCATTTGACTTTAGTAGACCAAAGTGCGTCATATAATAACCATGCTTCTTTGCATCTTTAAGTAGTCTATCAAATCGATCGTGTGGCCCTATCATTAGACAACTGAAAGCTGACATGTATTTTTTATCAACGCCATAAGCTTCAATCTTAAGTGAGTCTAAGTGACCCTTAATGAGAATACGTTTTTTGTCACGTTCCAGGTATATATTGTTAGATTTGATCAAGGGCTTGAATTTTTTATAGGCGTTAAGATCGAATAGCTCTCTATTGAAAAGAATGTCTAAATCGCCTATTTCAGACTCGCCTCTTCCATAGGATCCTAGTATTTGATAATTTGGGAGTATAGATAAGAAGTCTTTGTATTTTGTTATAATCTGGTCGCAAGTCTTACGGTTCATTTGCTAAATGAATGCGGTCGATTCGGTTCGAATTCTGCCACTAGCTCTCTGAACAAAGCTCGTTGCTTAGGCTCAAAGCTATTTATCGCTTCTTCAACTTCTTTCTTTGCGTTAATGACTGCATCTTTATTTTGTGGTGTGTCTTTTTTGGATAGCTTCTGGGCTGCCATCAACAACTTGTTCATAGCTCTCGTAAAAGATGGATTTCTTATTTCCTTTTTAAAGTCTGCGATATTTACACCATGCTTTTCTACTATCTTCTTAACACGCTTAGAATTAAGATTTCGCATGTGATATTTTTTTAAAAGCGACTCAAGACCTGGTGCATCAATCGAAAAAAGATCTCCACCGCCATAAACTTTGCATATTAACCAAATAGCGCCGGCAAAATATAATGCCCACTTTATTATGTCGACAAGAAACGATTCATTTAGTTGATCGTCTAGAGCATCTCGGAAGTTCTTTAACATTTTACTACCTCTAGATATTATCTTGTAGTACCTCCGAGCAGGTTCGAACTGCTAACCTCCAACTTCGAAGGATGGCGCTCTATCCAATTGAGCTACGGGGGCAAGTTCTGCTGCAGCGTTTTGTGCTGCTACTGCGTTAAGTAATTTATCTATGTCAGAATCCATATGATTTACAGGAAAGAATGTAGTTTTATCTCGTATGTGCACAATACCCATTTCGTATTTTGAAACGTCGGGATAATAACCTTCTTCTATTAAAAGACGTTTGTAGAAATTGAGCTGCAACGAATAGTGAACGAAATTGCAGTCTTCTAAGTATTCAATCGGTGAGAGCATCTTTTGATGGTAACGACTAAACTGAATAATCTGTGCACTAGTCTTCCAGTCTAAAATCATTAGGCCGTCGTCCAATAAAACTAAAAGATCGACCGTTCCTGCTAAACCAAGCTTTTCTGAAAACAAGATCTTTTCTACTACTACATCTCTAGCACCTTTAGTAATAGTATCTACCACGTTTCTCATATGTTTACAACGTTCGCGCGTATAAGTATCTTTAGGTTTCTCCGTAGGTAATCCTAATGCATAAGCTTCAAGGTAGTTGTGCATCCAAGATCCATTTTCTTTTGCCGTCTCGTTATGTTCTCTCCAAGCATGCTTAATGACGCTAGCGTCTTCGCCATAAGTAGCTTCAGAACGTTTAGCCATTATGTCGGTATGAAACTCAGGAGCGAATTTGTCTATAGTTTGTGTGACTGATATAAGTCTTTTACCGTTTTTTTCAAGTCTGTATATATGATCCTTAACATCAAAAATTACTTTTTCTCCACACGCGTTGCTTTCATATTTAATTAGCGATGCCTTCATTTTTAATCCTTTTTAAATTGAGCCATGCCAGAAGCGCTTTACACGTCTTATGGGATGGATAACGTCTAAAATAGCTTCGGCTGTTTCTTGGGAGAGTTTCTGTCCTGGAGTTTTACTACAAAATTCTAAATATTGTTCGTCTATTTTGAGTTCTAGTAATAGTTTTTCGACTAGCTCTTTCAGAGTCGTGAAGTCGTAAACATCCATAGAATTATCTTATTCTATAGAAGGTCTAATTTTTCCTCTCTATTAAATATAGCATTACCATAGTGTCGTCGCCAACGACGCTCATACCGTTTGTCTTGAGTAGAAGAAGGTATTTTAGTTTTCCCTTTTCGAGTTGTAGGTTTGAAGCCGTCATCGAAAGCGTCTATCCAGCGTGGGAAGCTACCTTCTTTTTTAGACAGATCTCCGTTCATTAGACCTCTGCAACCGCCTTCAGTAGAATGTCTCTCATTCTATCTTTCAAAAGCGATTTTTGATTATCGAGTTGTGCTTCGGCTTTTTCTCTCAGACTCTTAGCTACTGCTTTCATTTCTGAACTTACATCTAATTTTATAGATGGTGTGAAATTAAAGCCATCATCATAACCACCGCTTGCGCTAAAGATAGGCTCGCCTGTTGTGTCGTCGTTTAAAGGAAAAGTTATAGTGATTGATGTGACTCTTTGAACGCTGCCGCGCCGAATACTGTGGAATGCCTCGTTCATTTCTTTCATGAAGCTATCTTCGTTTAACATATTAACACCTCTTTTTAAATGGAGAGATCGAACCGAGAAGGGTTTGAGCCTGGACTACCTTGACTCGTTTACTTCCACGCCACCATAGAGGCTATGAGCTTCAAAGGCTATCGGCGCAAATACTATTATTGGAGTTCATGGAAAAAACATCAAGCGCTGCGCTAGCACTATATAGCCTTTCCTATGTTGACGCCGCAAGCATTGTATTGCTTTCGCCCGAATCACAGACGTCTATAACTTCTAACCATGCTGTCTTTAGGGCGGCACCGGCGGTTGCGACCGGCGTGTCTATTTCCACCACGGTTCGTCTCTCGATAAATTCATATATGCATTAATAGCGCTCGTTTTTGTTTTCGTAATTTATGTTCAGCTATGAATTTAAAAACGTCTCTTTGTTTCTGTTTTCTTTTTCTTAAAGTTCGCTCAGTAACATTTTCTCCCTTCCATCTCCAATTTTTGTTTCCAATAAATTTGTTTTTTAACGACTCTGATTGTTTTTTAGCAACAGCAGAACGCTTCATTGGATTTTTATTTCCAATTTTTCTGATTGACATTTTATTTTTAGATTCAGAGTTGTGATGTTTAAATAAGCTTCCTCCTGACTCTAAATTATAACCAAATGGGGCCATTGTATTTAAGATTTTTATTAGTTCAATCTCTAGCCAATCCAGATCTTTTTCACAACATTCGAAAATGTAAGTCTGAAAATTTTTCCAGCCATATTTTTTTATAGCTTGATCAATAAGAGATTTTTTCTTATTTTTGTGACTCTTGAATCGATGCTTAATATTAGTTGATTGACCAACGTATTTAAAGCTATTGGTCATGTTAGTCAAAATATATATACCAATCATTTATTTTAGAGGAGAAGGATTTGCACCTCCGGCCGCCAGTTCCTTAGTTAACGGTAATCTCTCAGTGTCAGCTTATTCAGCAAGGTAATACCAAAAGACGTTTGTTTTTACTGGAGCTCTTCTATCTGAGCTATCCTCTAATGAATGTTTCAATGTGCGAAATTTGTTTATAGTCCGGTGGGTGAATCGAACACCCGATGAAAGGGTTGCGACCTTCCGCCTTTCCACTTGGCCAACCGGACGATTAATTGATTTATGCCTTATGAAAGATATTTTCTATTTAACTTGTTCTAAAACCCCAAAAGTGGCGGAACGTTGTCATTCCGCCACCGATGTTGTATTACTGGTTAGAAGTGGAGCTGTCTTCCGTGCTGCTGACTTCCATGCGGTCCATGAAATCTCGGCGTAGAGTGTAGTAGTTTTTGCCGTCGACATTGTAATGTGCAATGATTCCATCGCCTTCAGGAGTGTTGTCATTAGTGCCGGTTCCAAGAAACCAATTGAGCGTGATTACGTAGTTGCCTGAAGGCTCAATGGTGATGGGAGTAAAATTGCCCACCAGTAATGGTCCTGTTTTTCCCCAGACATTGAGGGGATGGGTGTCGCCCCAAGCCAGGTTTCCTAGACCGTCAGTTTTCAGCGAAGTTGCGTCTGCCTTAGAAAGCAAAAGCAAAGTCGCGAAATCATCTTTGAGTGTTCCGAGAGTTCTTCCATCGCTAATACTACCATCTGTCGGATCTAACGAGAGATCCAACGAGAAGCAGACATAGGTGTCAGCGTTTATTGTCGTACTGATTAAGGGCGGGTTGAAAAAATCGATAGAGCCTTCATTTTCAACCCCGAAGAGGACACTGTTAGTGTCTTCGAGATTGTACAAAGCCATGCCGCGGGTGACTACCTGAAATTTTGAGGGCGTGATATAGGTAATCGTTCCGCCCTTTCCCTTAACGTAATCTTCAATGGCCTGATAGGCGTTGTCAAAATCGTTTTTGACGGGGACGATTTTTCTAGCCAGTGCAGCCCGAGAGTTGGATATCGCCATTGAAGAGCTCTTGGCGATGGATACCGAATTGGTGTTTGAAAACTGCAACGTAATCTTGCCGGGACCACTAGTAGGGCCACCGCCAGGTGCGCTGCATGCCACCAAAATCGATCCGATGAGAAATATCAACGAGAACCGTATGAGCTTCATATTTCGCCCCCTTGTTATAGTTATACTATATCAGGGTCGAAACTTATCACTGCAACTCAACA